AATCCATTTTAATTGATTTCTATATAGATTATTATAAGCTCCAATCATCGACTCAAGGCTATAATTTTCTATAATTCTTTTTCTGGCTAGCCGCCCGAAAACTTCACGAGTAAATTGATTGGCTTCTAAGTCCTTGATAATATTTAGGCAGTTATTTTTAGTGGTGTAAATAAATCCGGCTTGGCCGACAACTTCGACAACCTCCTGACAAGCTACAATCGGTAATTCACAAGACATAGCCTCGGCGGTTGCTAGGCTAAAACTATCATAAATACTAGGATACAAAAATAAATCAAGTCTATTCAGCCATTGGTGCATATTTGCCACATTACCTAAAAATAAGTGATTATCTGGCGGCTCTGGCTCTAATTGCCCTGATCCAAAATAGACAAATAGAAATTTATTACAATCCGAATCAGCTTTGAGTGCATTATAAATCTGAATATCATATTTAGCTAAATGCCCTGACCAGCCAATAGTAAATTTTTTACTTATCCTATCCCTTTTTTCTGGCTTGTATAATTCGATATCAATCCCATTTGGGATAACTACCTTTTTAAAATTATTTCTTTCAAATGCCCGAACCGCTTTATTAGATACAGCGATTAAGCCGGTAATCTCTGGCGTCTGTATGTGCATAGGGATTTGAAATTCAGAATGAGCGACAATGTACACCGGAGTAGAATTAATTATTTTTGAGACATATAAAAAGCCGAACGGGTCATTATTTATATCTCTCCTGATACCAGGCTTTAATTTATAATAGTATTTATTACCAGCCATAATAAGATCACATTCATTCTTAGCCAATGTTTCCGCTCCTGTCCAGTGAATTAGCAAGGCGTCCGGCTGTACCTTATCCACAATATCGGCCACCTGAAAAAAGTCCGTAATTTCTAAAACATCAATATCAGGATTAAGGCCTATATCTTCATTCATGCCCTTTGGCACAATAATAATATTTTTATTATCACTATCATTATTGCAAAGATTGACAAGAAAAGATTCTAGGCCGTTACCTGGATAAAAGCCGTGACATAAATGTAAAATTATCACTTTGTTGCGGTCTTTTCTGCAATAATTACCGCTGATTTATACGGGATATTAAAGAGAAAGTATTTTACATTTACTGAGTAATCAGCAAAAAGCGGAATCAATTCATTTTCAATCTGTGCCGGTGAAAGAAAAATTTCTTTGAATGAATGACCGGAGACAGTCACAGTAGTATCTTTAAATTCTTCAGCATACCAAAATGATAAAATAAATTTCTTGCCGACTTTTAAAATGTCCTGAATTTTGCTTTTTATCTCTTCAATGTCGATAGAGTGCTGTAAGGTATTTACATTAATTACCACATCATATTTTTTTGTATTCAATTTATTCAAAAAGATACTTTCCGGAAACTTAGACTTTGCTTTTTTAAGCATGCCTTCGGATGTATCATAGCCGGTATAATTTACCGCTGTTTCACTTTCAATTAAATCAAGATATCGACCAGTACCACAGCCAAAATCTAAAATACTTTTGCCGGATTCAATATCGCCCTTAATGCTATCTAAGATATAGCTATCTGAATCTGTCTTAATTGGCTCATCACCATTATAAAAAGCAGTCGCCTCAAAAGTGTCAATTAATTCATCAATCCATAAATTCATCTTTATTTCTCCCTAATTGCTCTAAGAATGTCTCTTCAGCTTCATCATAAAATCTATCAGCTGCTACCGGCTGAATCGGTATCGCTTCGCCTTTGCTATTATACAATTGCGGCGGCTTAATTCGCTCTTTTAATTTCTCTCTTTCATCATCAAGCCAATATCTAGCGGCTTCCATCTCCGCCTTTCGATTAAAAGCCCTTAGCAAGTCAAGCAAATCAAAAATACTGCTATCTTGAATTTCTGAATAGCTTAGCCCTCTTTCGATAAGCGGTAATGCTATAAAGTCCTGCCAGAAGTTTGGTTCATACCAATCAAAAGAAAAGTTTTCTAATTTTTTATCTTTTTTTTCTTTATCTTTTAAGTCACGCTTACGGTAGTAGCCAATTGCTCGGTGATACTTGGCGATGTCGTATCCATATCCGGCAAAAAACTTTCCTGACCCTCCGCCTGAAGGGATTTTACAATATCTTGAATTTTCTGAAAGATATCAAGTATCTGTAAATCTTCTAAGTTATCTTGACTTTTGGTAATACTTTTAATTAGCTCCAAAAGCTGTTGACTTAATGCTCCGTATTGGTCTTTTTCATCGTCATACTCATCAGCCAAAAAGCTATTTAGCTTACCAAAAAAAGCCGCTCCATCAGTATTAAAAAGCTTAAATAAATCATCGGGCTTCATCTCCATAGCAAGAGCTATTCTTTTCAAAATCTTTGTGGCTTTGGTGACCTCTCTAAATGATAAATTTATATCAATCTTTTTTTCTTTAGCCAAATTTAAAATAATATCAATATTCATTTTTTATTTATCCTTTATATTTTTAAAGGGGGTAGCGAACCCCCAAACTATAGTTTTCAGGCAAAAGTTAAGCCGGCAAAATGTACTTCTCACCGAGATAAGGAGCATTAGCAAGGCTAACGCCGGCTGTATCGGTAATAGTGCCATATTGGGCGAGAACTGAAGCGGTAAACCCAAGACTAATCAGCTCTTTTGGATTATCCAATCCCATTGGTACGGGATTGATAATTTCTACCTGAGGAAAATAATGAACTACAATATTTCTGCTAGGTGCTAATCCATAAGTTACTAATCTCATCTGGTGTATTGGGGCATCGACTGCGCCAATAGTAAATTTAATACCAGAGTCGGCAGGCACTGCCGTACTTGAAGCTTTGGCAATCTTTTTAAAAGCCGCAGTTGCCGCCGGTTGCTGGCTGAGTCTAGTATGTGTAATTGTCGCTGAGCTGATACCAGTGATATAGGCAAGTTCTTTATATTGCCCATAAGAAGTACCGGCAGTCAAATCAATTTCTACCATATCGCCCACAGCCAACCCAGTTGCTGAAGTCACCACAGTAACGGTTTTACTTGTCGAACTTGATACGGTGGTTTGTCCGGTTGCTGCATACTGAGCGGTATAGTTGTATGTCGAGCCTTCGCTAAGTCTAATGCCGAGTAAGGTAGGATGAGTATAAGAGATACCATATTCTAAATTATCACCTACTACCAAATTACCCTTAAGAGTATCAATACCACCCGAGCGGAGCGGCATAACCTCAAGCGTCCGGCTTGGTGAGAACTGTGTAGCCAATCCCACCGGTTGCCACCCTTCTGCGCTAAAAGCATTTACAAAAGTGTTACCGGCTACAGCAATCTGTAACTCAGTAAAACCGGCTAAAGAATTATACTTAGCTCTTAAAAGCTCGGCTGAATCGTTTGTGAATCCGTGAACAATCCCAGTCATTTTGTTTTCCTCCAAATTAATTAATTAAATTGTATAACCTTCGGTATAAGTTACCGAAAACTCTATTTCTGCGGCATAAGCCCATAAATTATTATTTGACTTAATCGCCCCTAGCGGTCGGACAGCGACTATATTCATTTTCGTAATAGCATTGACTAAAGCATTTACTGAAGTATAGCTTCTCAGCTTATCCCTAACTGCTAAAATCAATTTAGAAACTACGTTCCTGGCATCTTTCCAATACGCTTTCTCAGCGGCAACCTGACAAATAAAAGTCTCGGTTGCATATTCGTAAAAATTGCCGGTAGTATCAAAATTAATTTCGGTGCTATCAAATAAAGAACACGCCGGATAATTGCTAATAGTGACAGTTTCAAAAGGCTCTTCGTAAATATAAGCCGATCCATTTCTTGTAAATTGAGTACTTAGCCAACTATCCGATTTGAGTAAATTAATAAACTCAGTCCGGATCATATCTGAAATATTTACTGAAGGCTCTCCCATATTAAAGCCCCTTTATCCAGACTTGCCTAATTTCATCTTTTGCCTGTGCGCTAATCCATGCGAATTGACGCTTTGGCATTTTGGTAAATCGGCCAGCTCTATTTCTGATCCGCATGCCGTTATTATGTACCATCGCATATTTTTTTGGCTCACCTTCAGCACTGAATTGAATAGATAATTCTTTACCACCAGTGATAATATTAGCCCGGATACTATTTTTTAAAGCTCCGGACTTATCCAATATAGGCCATTTACCCCAAGTCCTTTTATCTTTTCTCGGTCTCCACTTGCCGACAGGAGAACTTTCTTTGTCAAAATGGTCTTTGATATTTGCTAGAATAATATCCTTAGTTCTTGCCAATTCATAGCCCGGGTCAATCAGCTTTTTTTGGATAGCTTCGATATATTGCCTAAATTGTTTATCATCTATTTTTACTTCTGACTGCATCTACACCCCCGGGAAAGACTCTAAAATAAGGCTCTCTGAATCATTCACAAATGAGCGAATATCGCCGGACGTGGTCACAGTAATATACCGATTAGCGTTTTTACTATCCACCTGTTTTGTTATATCAGTATTCAGATAGTCGCCCTTTGTAATACTTTCAATTAAATCCTTAGCTATCAAAGAATACTGCGTGTTAAATGTCGCCGTATCCTGATTGTAAGCTTGCTCGCTAAAGTGAGTAAGGATAATCAGCATAGCAGTCAAGTACATTGACGCCGTGACTATCTCCCTCGGTATCACAAAAAAAGAGCTTGAAGCGTCCGTATATACCGCATTACTTGAAGCGGTAAGACTTGTATTACTTGCCACGCTTAAGACTTTCAAAGCTTCACGGGTATCATTAATTTGGATAATATCGCCCGGATATACTTCAGAAAGAAAAGATGTATTGCTACCTGTCACAGTCGCATTATTAGCAGTTATGGCAATCGTACCAGATAAATTACTTTTAGCACTTATCGGAACGGCGTATCTTTTACCAAGTCCATTATTTAGGATACTTTCGGCCTGATAAATAAACTCTCTAATATTTTCGTCAGATATGGCCTCCGTTGTCAAAAGCGGAGTCAATCCCCTGACTAGACTAGCATTACAATACATCTTTTATCCTCAAGTAGAATAACTGGAGACAGTCAAAGAGCAAGATGATGTACTTTCGGTAATTTTAGCACTGATACTTTTACCGATTACACCCCGATAACCTCTGTCAAATTGACCGTCAATATTACCTTTACTATACTCCATTGAAGCAAGCATAAGAACCGCACCACTTGACGCCTCATTATTACTAGCGTTAGCGGTCGCTGTGAACGATGTAGCACTAGCAATCACATCAACAAAAAGTATTTCGGTATTATCATTTACCCTGATACAAGCTCCGGGATAAAGCTCATTTATAAAGTCTGTCCCTGTGCCTGTTACCGTCTTGCTTCCTGAAGTTGTGGCCACAGTACCAGAAATTGGAGAATATACTTCTATCAAGGCATGATTTTTATCAGTCGCTCCATGCACTGAGTCAATATATTTAGCCTTTCCGGCTTCGGCTGGTACGGTAGTTGTCACACCGGCATTAGTACCAAAATTAAGGAACGTCTGCATGTTTCTTTTCCAAATCATTTTTATCTATCCTTATAAATTACTTGGATAGTAGCATCAACTAAGTTGGACGCACTTGCTGACTTTGTAGCAGTAAGTACCAAACAATCACCGGCTGACACATTCAAATCGGCAGAAGTTGAAGTTAAACTTAATGCAGTAGTATCAAATGCAGTTATACCAATCCCTCCGGTTGCTTTTGTAGTGTTTGCGTCACTAGAAGCAAGTAGAGCGGTAGAACCTGAACCATTACCAGCTTTATTGGTAATTGCAAAAGTCCAATAGTTTGTATCATTGGCGGTTATAGTAGTGGCGACCAAAACATTAATCCCTGTGATTGTAGCATTCTTTGGCACGACCCCAATAATTCTCAGCGGGCTAGTAGTTGCCGATATTGTGCCAAGATTCATATTGATTGCTTTGGCATCACCCGAAAACACATTTGACCGAGTGCTTAAAAGTTTCTGACTAAATTTCTTAGGCATATATTTTTTATCCTTTTTTTGTCTTAGATTTTACTTTTGGCTCGGCTACAACGTCCGGCTCAACCGGCTCAGGTATCGGCTCAGGCTCTGGCTCTACAATAAAACCAGTACCGTCCTCTAACCACGCTGTAACCTCTTCTAATTCAGCCATGAACTGAGCGGGTTTATTTCGAACCGCCCGCCCTTCATTACATTGAAATAATACTTTCATGGCTTTAACCCTATGAAACTACAGTGCTATAAAGATAACCACAGTTGGCATCGATAACCTGAAGGTCATAACTAGTTTCTGCTCTACAATCTTCGCTTAACTCATCTTCATTCTGAGAAGCTTTGTAGTATTTAACCTTAACTCCTTCTCTACCAGCCTCAACAAACTGCTTGGTGCATGACAGATCAAGTTCGGTAATAGCTTCAAAGTTTACATAGCCAACAAAAAGAAACTTACCCCAAACATCAGAAAAGGACGGAGTAGCACCTTCAGCGGCGGTGTTATACTGAGTATCACCAACAAGGATTTTCTGAAACTTCATTCTTTTGTTAGAAAAGATTTCTGCAATAGTTGAAGCATCCAATAAACCTTTGAGCTTATCAAGTGGGAGAGATTCTCTTAAGTCCGGATGCCGTTGGATAGCTGAATAAACAGCTCCACCCATAACCATAATGTTTGGTCGTCTGCCGGAGTTAACTCTTACAGTTTCGATGGCATCGCCGATAATATCAAAAATATCTGAGCTTGGATCGTCAAATCTGTCAGTGCCAGAAAGAGCGGATGTCTTGCCCGAAAATTTAGAAGTAGAGAAAAGAGCGTTAGCGGCTCTGATTTCTTTCTGAAGAATGAGCTTATCGGTCACAACACGACCGGCAAGCATTCTATATTTTCTCTTAATCGGCTCGTCTGCTTCTCTGAGCAATCTGCCTTCGATTTCGGTATTGTATCCATAATCGTTGATATAAAAAGAACCGGCGGTATCAAAATCCCATGTAATAGTATTTGCAACGCCTTTATAGCCGAGGCTGTCATCATCTTTTCTTAAAAACCCATTGTTAAGAATCGGGAATTTATCAGAAGGTCTGTTAACAGTAACCATTGGGAAAACTTCGTTAGCTATAGCATCTTCAGGCTTAAGCATTCTAGCGGTCATCAAATTATTAATCAGTGCGTCCGTGTGCACTTTTCCGTAAGTAGGCATTTTTTTATTCTCCTATATAAAATTAAACCTGAGTAATAAACGGTGCATAAAGCACAGGGACAAGCTCATTAGATGAACCTGTTCTTAAAGCAACTCCAAGAACTTGGCGGTTAGTAGTACCCGAACCGGAGAGAGTAAGAGCGGCGATTTCTGTCGGATCTGAACTATCCAAACCAACATCATTACCCTGAGTAATTCCACCCGAACCAACTCTTGCCAAAACTACAGAGCCCGGCAAAGCAATTTCAATAGACTGTCCGGCTGCGGTTGACTCCTGAAGTGCAAAGCCAATTACTTTATCAGTATTAGCAGCGGTTTTAATAACGGTAAGTTCTTGCCCGTCTGTACCTTCAGTTGTAATTTTTACCGGTTCATATTGTGCGAACGCAGCACCTGATATAACGCTTTTTCTACCAACAATATTATAAGTTGACATATTTTATCCTCCCTTAGATTACGCCTTCATTAGCGTAAATTTTAAATAATTCAGCTTCGGACAAGTTAGCAAGATTTTCACTGCTATATTTTTTGGCAATCTTTTTTGAAGCAAGTACAGAGTCAACGCTTAAACCGTCTTTGATTTCATTATCAAATACCTGAACATCGTCCTGACTGGCGACAATGGACTTAGCAGAAAACACTTGTTTGCTATCTGGTAAAGAGTTAAGCAAATCGGTTGCTAAGTCAAATACTGATTTTTCTACCTGACCACCGTCAACGCTATAGCTTACTTTTTTGCTATCATCGGCAGACATCAGCAACATTCTTGCTTTATCAACCACTGAAGGAAGTAATTTAACAGAATCAGCACCACTGAGATTAAAAAGGATTTTCTCCACTCTTTCGCTTTTAGCTTTTTTCTCATACTCGGCAATTCTCGCCTCCAGTGCTTCGGCTCTCTTACTCTCAGCTTGCATCAAAGAATTAAGCTTTTTTTCAAGTTCTTCATTCTTTCTTGCTACTTCATTAAAACTAAAATTTACCTCTACTTCTTGAGGCTCTTTCTCTCCGTCCATTTTCTCACCTTTACCCTTAAACATTTCTTGCATCATAGACAAATACTTGGCTTGTTCTTCTTCTGGTAAATCCATAAAAGCACCATAAGCCATCCCTTTTTTACCACAGCCAAAATCTTGCATCTTGGCTTCATACATTTTTTGATCCATCTTTCCCTCCAAACTAAATTTATATTTTTTCTTTTCTTGATTAATCAAGTCTTTCATATATCCTTCACCCCGACTGCCGATAACAAACCACTTTATCTGAGCCACAACGCCAGGTACTCTAAAATCTTTTAAATGCCTAGCGCCCCAAGCTTCACGCTTTTTAATTGCCATTTCTTCAGTCGGTGTTATTGCCTGTTTATTTTGCCTAGAAACTATCGGCAGTAAACGATTATATTGATTATTACCCTCAATGTTGCCACCTTTTGCCCAGATTTCGGGATAATTCTCTTTTAAATCTTTCGCATAATCCGGATCGAAAATTGGATAGCCGGTATTGTATAGGCTGATTTTCTGATCTTCTCCCTTAGTCGGGTAATCGGTAATCTGATATAAACAAGCCTCCTGATAATCGAACTCATCAAAGCTTGTTAATCCAACGTCCTGACCGGCTTGCAAGTCATACATATAAGGTTCAAATACCTCCATTAACGCCGGAGGTTTGCCTGCCGGTAGAATAGCAACCGCAGTTAAAACCGCTTTGTATTTTTTACCGGTTTTCTTTGATGAAACATTATAATAAATCTCTGCAGAATGAGTGGTTAACAGCTTATCATCCAATGCGTTCTTCACTGGCTCAAATACGTTAATATAATCACCGTATAACGCCCGCTCGTTTTCATCATATTCTAAATTAGTAATCTTGCCTAAACTAAAGGGAAAGTTCTCGAAAACTTTAAACCGGCTGTCTCTCTTGTCCTTGCTATCTACATGATCTATTTTCAGATCCGGCATTATATTTTCATGCTCTTTACTGAAGGCTACCATGTCCTGAAGGTCTTGAGGCGTGGTCTTTACCCCGTTAAACTCACCGGCTTTAAAAAGTAAAACTCTTTTAAAATCTGTTTTGTTCTT